TCTTATCTGTATTTTAATGATCCTCTTGATGATGTGTCAATGGGTCGTGTTTGAGCAGCATCCCATCCGTTTGGAACGAGCTTGCTGGTTGGCACGCCTTCTTTGATTGCAGCTTCCGTTGATACGATCTTGTCATTTTCTAGACCTTCGTTGGGTAGGAACTTACCACCCTGCCTCTTGCGGAAGTAAACCAAACGCCTCCAAGCGTGGTGGCAGAACGCTCCACCTTTCCACTTCCAGATAGAGTACACGCTCTGGCCTTCGGGAGCGAACTGACCATTCTCACCGCTGAAGCTCATCATATCGATGTCTTCTTTGCGAAATACTGTTCCTCCGTTTGCTGCTCCTACCATCTCACGGCAGAACTCGCGCGAGTTGCTGCTGATGTTACGGGTGTAAGCATAGCGTATTTTGTAAAGCCCGCTATCAAAGCTGCTCTTTTCTTCGGGGTTACTGAAATCCTCTACGGCAAAGTTGTACTGGGTAGCGAGGTGGGTATCCTCGTTATCTGGGTCGTTGACTACCTCATCGCTGATGAGTTCCCATTCTTCTAAATCAACGACCTCACCCTTTCCCCGCAGAGCATCTATCCACTTATGCTCATCATCTTTGGAAAACTCGGGTACCTCGCTCTTAAACTTGTGGGACTTCATCTGCGAAATAATAGCAGAGGAGTTGCCCTTAAAGAGGGCGTTGGCAACCTGTGGGTCAAACTGAAGCATCTGTACCAAGAACGTGATGGCTTGGTCTACTGTTAGAACGCCATCCTTTACGCTCTGCATAATCTGCAAAGAGCTTGCAATCTGCGCTCCGTTGTATGATGCCTCCTTCTGGATTAGCTCCTCATTTACTTCACTTACCTCCATAGGGGCAAGAACGTCTGTTTTAACGCCTGTTGCTTCTTCTACAACCTCCGCGTCTTGTACCTCCGTCTCGGTGAACTCCAAAGGCTGAAGGGTCTTGAAGTACAGGTTGAGGCTGATGTCGTTGTAGGCCAAGATTTGGTCTATGCCGTCAAGGATAATCTCCTGCTTGGGTCGGATTACAAGGTTATCTAAAAGCATAGAGGCAGTCTTCAGTTCATCAGCATTGTTGCCTAGACCTGAATTATCCTTAATACCTAAGAGCATAGGGCTTACAATGCGGTGCGAAACCATTATCTTCTGAGCAGCCTCATCAGATAGGAACTGATATTGGGCTGCTGCATCCGACAACTGAACGGTGTCGATGGTTGCAGCTAGGTCTTTGTTATCGTTGAACGCAAGGATGAACTTGCCAGAGTTGCTGCTTCCGCTATATTTTTGAGCAATCTGATTTTCGATTTGCCTACGCTCCTCCTCGCTAGGCACCCCATTATTGAAGTTAATCAAAAGGGAGGGGCTTAAAGAGTTCTGTACGTTGTTGATATGGTAGTTGGCGATTTCCTCCTCAAGCTCAGAATATGGTAACGAGCCTTGATAATCGACGGGCGAGTACGCGTAAAAGCCTGCGCGGTAGGGCTTTATGTAAAGAATCTCTAGCCCTTCTTTGCTTGTGCCAAACGCAGGAATCCGAACAGGCATTTCTTTTCTGCTGGCTACATCTACCCAATTTCTTGCGTAGTAGTAAGCATCAATGTCTCCTTCATCGTTTGTCCTAGCGGCCCTTAATGTTTCAATGGGTATGTGCTGCACCTCTACAATCATATTGTGATCGGTAGAGTATACAACTTGAAAGGCGCATTGGCCCATCATAACGTAGTCCGCTACTATTTTCTGAAGGCAAGGCTTCGTAAACAAACCACGCATCGCAGCATATTCGCTTGGTTTCTGGGCAGAGTCCGTTGCGTCTAAGCCCTTACCAAAGGTCAAATCCATCAAAGAGTTTAGGATGGCGTTATTGGTAGGTGAGCCGTTGTATCGGTCAATTAGATACCCGAAGTAGTCGTTGTTCTCTCCGTATTCGATATAGTCCTTGCCCTGCACCTCTCTAATGACAGGCGTGGTGTAGGAACTGAAGTTCACAACGTGGACTTTAGATGATGATGTACTCATTATTGTAGCTTGTTTCTTCCGTGTAGACGTTTTGGTTCACGGTAAATTTATCGAAATCTGTTTGCGAAGTTACGAATACCCTATCTCGGTAGATAAGGTTGCCATCGTATATTAATTTAAGGCCGTAGAATCGGTTGTTGACTAATGTATAGACTGCCGTCAGTTCCATAAAGCCATTACCCTCTGTTATCGTGGGATTGATTTCTTGCTCTGTGTTGGTGCTTTCATCAATCAAATATAGTGTAACACCATCAAGGTCGTTAACTGCGCTCTGAACGCATCCAGCGGCCTCTAAAGTGCCACCATCAAACAACACACGCTCAAAGTATAAATCCAAATCCTCTGATGAGTAAACGAACTCACGAGGGATTACCGTAATGGTTTGAGGTGAAGCTGATACTTGAAGGATATGCATCTTAAGTAAATAACCTTTTAATTCCGATTTGTTTGAAAATAGAAAAGGGGCCGAAGCCCCCTAACTATTTTGCATCGCTGCTAGATTAGATAGTATCAGTACCCTTTACAACCGTTACTACTGAAGTAGTAAGTCCGTTGAAAGGAAATTCTGCGTTCGCGGGGTTAATCGGGTCAGCCATTGTAACAAAGTTAGCTGGTAGCTGCTCCTGTCCCTCAAGGGTCAAGGTATAGCCCGATAGGTCTCCCATCGCCCCACCTGTGACTATAGTTCCACCCGTAACCTCTGCTCCAAAGTTCTTACCCATCAAAAACAAGTTATTGTTGTAGTCCAAAACGAAAACGTATGGGCGGCCGTAGGCCATCAACTTTAATTGCTTGTTATCTTCTTTAGTGAGCTTGGTTAAAGTCACATTAAGATTCTGCGTGAAGAATGTAGTGCCATTCTCGCGGCTTGAATTGAAGGTTTGGTCAAAAGAGCTGTTGCCTTTTAAGTCGTACTGATAAGCGGTAAAACTACCACTAATGTCAGTCACAACGTCATCCACAAGAGTTATTGCACCCAAGTCACCAAAGTTCACAAAATAAATTTTGTTCAGCCCACCGACAACATTTTTACAGGGAACCTGCCTGCCTAAGGAAATATCACACGACATTTTTTCTTTGTTTTATTAGATTAAAAAAAGGGGGCGAGGACATAGCCCAAGCCCCCCTATGATTTACGTTAACTCGGATTAAGAGTAAAGAACAACGTCAGAACCGATTCCGTACTGAACTCCTGCGAAGAAGCGTAGGATAACACGGATGTTTAAGCTCCCATCGACCTCACTTAAATCAAGGACACGAACTTCGTTCCTCTCATCAAGAAGACCAGTTCCGAAGAATAGGTTTGAAGACTGAGCAGCTACCATCTTGTTAGAAGGAAGACCGTTGGCCATAGCAACACGGATACCATCGAAGAACAAGTCTCCGTTGCCGTACCAAGTAGTGCCTTTGTTGTCAACACCATTTGCTCCAAGACCTGAAGTTCCGAATCCACCAAGCGCACGGACATAAGCCTTTGCGACATTCTGTGGAACGTAGATGGTCAAGTCCTCCTTGCCGTAAAGGGCAGAAGGTATGGCATCTACAACTTTTCCGAGCTCTGCCAAAACATTGGCTGCCGTCACGGTTGTAGCAGTTACGTCAATAACGTCAGAGTCAGCAGTCATCAATGAAAGGAAACCAGAGAACTCACCTGCGCTTGCAGCGTTACCGTTCCAAATGTTCTGCTCAATCTTCTGTGAAGTCTTTGCAGCAACGTGGGCGATAAGGAAGTCAGCGAAAGAAGCGGGGATGCTATCGTAAGCAGAGAAGCCCATTTGACCACCGATCCAAGAATCGTAGTAGTCCTTCTTGCAAAGCTGCAAGTTCACTTGAAATGGCTCAACCTCAAGGATGCGGTCAGTCAAGGTCAAGGTAGAGGTTGCGTCAAAATCGCAGCTAGCATCTCGCACAATAGAATCGGTGTTAACCTTCTGAAGTGTGGTGCGGTAGTTTACGTTTGGAAGGATCTCGATAAGACCTTTGTCCAAAGTGTTTGCGCTCAAAAGAGCAGCAGAGATGTACTTACTAGCGAATTGGCCAGCGTACGAAGTTGTGATTGTGGTGGTTGTAGCCATTTTTTTATTTATTAACTGTTGATTCTTGCAAGGACTCGATCAATCGCTTTTTCGGGGCGGTTAGAACTCATCTTGTGGACTTGCTTTGTTTCGGGGTTGTGCTTGATGGCTTTCGCAGCAGGTGCGGCAGATAGTTCTGCTTTAACGGCTGCCATCTCCTCCTTCTTGGCATAACTGCCCATCTCCTCACGCATCCCTTTCATTTCTTCGCGCATCATTGCAATCTCCTCAAGAACTTTCTCAATGATTGCAACTACGGCAGGAGCTTCTTCTACCATTGGCATATCAGCCAATTCGGTGGGTACTTCAACCTCTACTGCTACTTCAGCAGCGGCAGGGGCATCTTTAATTTCAGCGATTACGCCTTCTTCGGTGATGACCAAAATGCGGCCATCCTCTAAAAGATGTTCGCCAACAGGAGCTGCAACGCGATCTTCTCCGCTAAGGATAAATACTTCGTTGCCTGCTTCAAAGGCTTCAGCCTCAAGAACGGCACCGTTCTCAAGGTTCATTGTTGCTAAGCTTACATTCCTTACGGATGCAAGTTCGGCAAGGATTCTGTTCAGAATGGAATTTGCTTTCATACTAACTAATTAAAAGGGTTTTGGTTATTTGTAACATTTTTATGGATTGATAACTACGGTGCCTTGCCCAACAAGTGAGCCTACTCCTTGTGCTTGGATAGATCCATCGCAGCAATTAGACTTGTAGGTGTTGTCGGGGCATAGGCACCCACGACGGCCGCCTCGTGGTGAGGCAACTGGGAGTTTTTGAGGTCTATTCATTCTTTAGTTCTTCTTTGTGGTATAGGTATTCGCTTTCTTCCGTATGCTCTACGCCCGTCATCAGTTTGCCATCAGCGTCTTTATGCGTGGGGCCTGTGTATAGTTTGCCGTCTGCCGTGTAGTGAGGAACGCCTACCTCTAGTTTAAGCTTGCCGAGTTCTTTTAGTTTATACTCTGCCCAGTTCTTTCCAGATAGACCTCCCCATAGTAGGAATGATATTGTTCCGCAGGCTTCTGGGTTTTTCTCATCGTAGTATGTCTCGGCTCTTGATAGGTATGAGTACATCCGCGTGATTGTCTCTACCGACAAAGCCCTGCCCTGTGCTAACTGCTGCGCCCGAACCTTGCCTACGGCGGTGGCGCACTTGTTGCCGTTCTTTTCGTTGAGTTCAATGCCACGCTTGGCGTTGTTCTTTACCGAATCGGGATAGTCAGAGTATGCCTCCAGCTCGGTGCGTGTACCAGACTTCTTACGACCATCCCTTTTTATGATGGCGATAATTTGCGAAAGCATTAATGCCGCTTCTTGCTCCTCGATAATCTCCAGCTCCTGCTTGGATAGGTTTATCTTGTCAACGAAGTAGCCCTCAATAGAGAATCCACGAAACTCGCCACCCTTAACGCGCTGCCATAGAGCCTCGTTTTCTATCTTCATAGACACCATCCAAGTGCCAACGGGTAGGTCAAGGCCATAAGCCCTGCTCTTATCCATCGTTGCGTCTTCGATAATCCAAGATTCTACAATCGTAGTACCCTTCACATCGTAGTCGTGTTCGATGGTAGCGTTGTTTTGGTAGCCGTTTTTGAAGAACAACTCCATCGCTTTGCGGATTGTGTCTTTGGAAAAGTACACATAGTACTCGTTCTCACCATCGGTGCGGTAGATTGGCTTGTCGGGGATAAGGGCTGCGCCCATCAGCAACTGCTTCTCTTGGTTTTGCATCGCAAAGACCTCACGCTTCTGGGAGTTTAGAGCAATAAAGTCCTCCTCAATGGCGGGATGCTCTACGAGGCTAATTGCATCGATGCCTGTAAGGAGCATCGTTTCATCTAAAATAAGTTCTATCAGTTTCATATTATCCGAATGTTGCGGTTCTTACTCGTTGGCGTTGTAATTGTTGTGAGGTCGTTACATCCTGTCCTACTACATAAGCGCGGATGGGTTGGGCAAACTGACCGCCGATACCCTGTGCAAGTTGGTTCGTGCCACTCTGACCCACGATATTAAATTGAGGTTGTGGAATACTTCCGCCTCCGCCGCCCGTAGGTATTGATGGAGTAGATGGATTTTTCTCAGTAAAACTAAACTTTTGAGCCTTTATGGCTGCGACACGCGCGAGACCACCAGCGACTGCAATTGCGGCGGCGATGCCACCACGAATAGGTGAACTTGGGTCGGGGATAGGTGAGAACTGAGATTGATATGCCTTTTGTGCAGATGAAATTGTAGAGATAATTGCTTCAGCAATGTTCAATGATTTACTCCTGTTAAATGCTTTCTCCGATGCTTCCTTACTATCTTGGTCATAAATGCTATTAAGTTCTTTAAGTGCGCCAATGGTGCCAAGAGCAGACTCGGTAGCGAGGTCAAATAACTGCTGGCGAAACGCTTTCTCTTTGTCTAATTTATCTTTA